CTATTGCTCCAATGGATTGAATTTTACCGCATCCTGCAAATGGTCTGGGGCAAAGTGTGCATAGGTCATAGTTTGCTGGATATTGCTATGGCCGAGTATTTTTTGCAGCGTCAAAATATTGCCACCATTCATCATAAAATGGCTTGCGAACGTATGCCGAAACACCCGCACAGATTGCCCTACGGGCAAGGATGGAATGACAGCTCGTAGTGTTTCTCTCACAAAATCGTAATCAACCCGTTGGAATAAACGCCCCCCTTCCGACTTATAAACTTCTTTATACAATTTAGCCGATATAGGGACAGTTCTATTTTTACCATTCTTCGTGTTATTAAAGGTCACCTTATATTTGATCACTGATGCACTTGTTAACTCCGCAGCCTCTTCCCAGCGTGAACCAGTAGCCAAACACAACTTAATTACTTTCAAATTGTCACCATCAAAACTCTTAAGCAACAAATCAATCTCAGTCCGTGAAAGGAAATACATCTCACTTTCTGTCTTTTTAATCTTGCCGATCCCCTTAAGAGGATGCTGGCTATGATAGTGACCGCTCTCTATAAGAGTGCTAAATACACCACTCAATATCATTTGAGTTCTATTTATTGTGCTGGGGCTAATCCCGCTAGATAGGCGGGCCGCTTTATAGTCTGCAAAAGAACTTTTTGTAACCTGGTCAGCGCGTGGATTCTTCATATCATCGGCTAACTTTTTAAGCCGCTGATAATCATCTTTCCCAGCCTTTAGAGTTTGGCCGTGATACTTCCACCATAGCTCTATCAATTCAATCAGTAGGCGGCGATCTGCCGGTTTCTCTATCCAATCTTTATTATTCTGCGTGGCAATAAGCCACCGCTCATACTGCTGCGCTTCTGATTTAGTATCAAAACGTTTACGCATCCGTTTGCCGTTGCGACCTTGCGGCCGCACATCAACAAGATACTGACCAGATTCAAGTTTACTTATCGTCATAATCGTCTGGAAGTTCACCCGTTTCTAGTAGAGTGAGTAATTCAGATTCCCTAACTATCATCGTGCCTTTTTTTCTGGCGACTTCCAGCTTTTTAGGGCCAGCGTTATATCCACCACATAGCAAATGTAAATTTACAGTGATGTCATTACGAACAATCATGCCAGCCGCAGCCGCTAACTTTGAAAGTCTTTCCTTATCCGCTTTTTTGAAGCCCGTAAAACAAATTTCTAATGCTCCACTGAAATCAAGAGGTTGATACATGCCTGGGGATTCATATCTGGTGTAGTTCTTCCTATTTGGGTTAGATACCGTTCTCCCTTCAAAAGAAAAATCACTGAAATCAGTATCGAGTAGTTCCGCTACATAACTATCTGCTTCGGTAGATGTTTCAAAAAAATCAATAACTCGCTCCGCGATGAACGTTCTATAACCACCGCGGGTATTACAATAGCCCTGTAGGTAATTCCCATGCAAGCCGGGACTGCTCAGCGTATAAGCCGCAACTTTGTTTTTTGTCGTCACATAAACAAAATGAATCTCTTCCATTTAATTAGCACTCCTTAACTTTCATACCATGCAAGGCGTTCTGAACAAATCCCGCCGTTACCCCAAGAAACATAAATTTTATAGATGGTTAGCCAACCTTCTGGTCTTTTCGGTGGTCGGATGTGTTGCCTTGCCCATCAGGGGAGAGAGCCGGCGATATCTGCCCGGCGGCTTCCGACGTTTCATTGTTATTACTCATTAGCCACATCATGTATTTTCTAAATTTAGGATGATTAATTACCTTATCAATAATGGATAAGCCGGGGTCTCTCTGCCCTGTCTCGTAATTTTTTACCGTACTCAATCCCAACCCCAACTCCTCTGCAAAAGCAGCTTGCGTTAATCCCTCGGCCTTTCTTATTTGCCTAAGTTTTTCAGCATAATCACTTGACATGGTACTCATGTGAAGTCTATCCTCATGATTGAAGTCTACATAAGAAGACTCTTAATCTTAACGAATCCAAACGAATCCGAACGTGATCAAAGAGGATAAGTCATGAGCACACGAAGTTCCAAGCCAGTCATAGTAAAAATGCCGGATTGCCCGGTAGTTTTCTGCCTCCCTTATCCAAAATTAACCCTGTCCGCGTATGCAGAAGTTACGGGCCAGACCGTCCGCACCATCCAACAGCAAGCCAATGAAGGGAAGCTGACATTGACCAAAAACAAGCCTGGCCGGGAACGACAGGTAAATATGGTTTATGAATTTCTTGAGGCTTACGAAGAAGCGCAGGAAGCATTAAGGCTAAAAGCATGACTTACCAGTCATTAGAAAACTTAGCGCGTGAGCTTATCCAGCCCACTCCTATTTGCGCACTGAACCGTATTAGCAACCACACCTATTCTTACCGTGGTTTTTTAATTACCTGCATCGAGCGCAACAAGATAAACCCCATCACCCGTTACCACGTTCGCCAGGGTGATCAGTCTTACGGCAAGTTTGACGCACTGGCGCAAGCCATTGAATACATCGACGAGCTGCACGACATAAGGTACTCACTATGAAGAAGTCACTGATTCTGCAACTCGCCAATATCGTGCTGCAAAACCATCACTTTCAAATGGAGGCTTCCCGCATAAGGCTTAATCAGGGCCTTATCGGTAATTTCAGCTTTATCCGTGGGTGCCGAGTCATTACCGCAAATACCATCGCTAACCTGGACATGTTAACAACGCTGGCCGTGACCACTGGCGAGGGTGACAACACGGTGTACCCATTATTAAGGGATGCGACTCGCGGATTTAAATCATGCAAGGTACCGCCCGAATCATTCAATGAAGTATTGAGGGGATAAAGCCCTCCCTCAAATAACAGATTTGCGAAAGGGTTTTATCCTTATCACTCTATATAGAGATCACTTTATGAGCCTGCAACTGCCTTTTTCAATCGCCGCCAATCAGGTGCTGGCGAAGTACAAATTTAGACAGACTTTCGTCACGACTCGCTGGATAGCTCGCAACGGCGTTTCAGAAGTTGTTTGGGCGGCCAACCAATTGCTAGATCTCGCCAGTGCAGCTTCATATGTTGGTAGCCAAGACGCCGAACAGATTCGCACAGTTGCCAATCACTGGCTCAAAGACTGCGTAACACCGCTGGAATTCTCTGAGTACGCAGAGGGACAAGCAAATGACCGCTAACCAATGCCCGTCACTGGCGGCAGTGCTAACGAACGGCCAGCAAGTGACACACTATCGTAATCAGCGCGGCTGGATAGAAACACCTGACGGTCGTTTTTATCAGCCGAAAGCTGCCGAAGTGCAGTTTATTAAAGGGTGTCGCTTTCCATTTATGACAAAGCCCAGGGCTAAACCCCGTTGGTGGGCGCGCCTGATGGGAATATTTGCGTAGGGGGATTGATGGCAAACACTGAAAAGGCCCGCGCGGTACCGCTGACATTAAAAGAGCGTCAGCACGGTCTACAGCATACCGCTGAAATTTGGTGTTTATTCCCCAATAAAAAACACCAGGGAGTTATTCCGGCACTGATTAGTGAAATGGGCGAGACAGACCCAAAAATGAAAGGTGCCATTTACTATCTGGCCGGTATTCCAAGGGCCAGGCATGAATTAGCGTTTAAAGAACTACTGCCACAAGAGCAGAGAAATATCGTTGATGCACTCAATAGATGGCGGGCATCAGCCAGTTTATTACCGCAAAGAATCACCTATATAGATTGTGATCCATTGCCAGATAATAAAAGTAATTAAATAACCACCTGAAATTAACAGGCGCTTTACTGCGTCGGGATTCCCATTATCTAAAAACGGGGTAATAACAATGACTGTGGCACCGATAAAACTAACCAAAGAGATAAACGACATAGAACTGGTCGAGCATTTTAATAATGCCCGCCTTTCTGAACGTTTGATATTGCTTGAGAGATTAGAAAACAAGTTGGCAGGGTTTGTCATTACCGACATAACGAAAGAGGGGATATTAAAAAACTTAGTGAATTGGATTTCAGAAATTAAACCCGTTGCTAATTCATCCACTGTAAATAAAGAGGCTAAATAATGGCTACTCATATTAATACTATCAGTGCACTTAAAGGTTTGACCCATGCGGCAAACTGTCTCATTCCGCTTGCTGCGCTCGATGGCATGAATGCAATCGTATTGAGAGCGCACGTCAGAAAACATTTAGTTGCTGCCGGAATTGAAATAGACCGCCTAAATAGTGAAGCATTCAAGCTACGACAGCGTGTTGAACATCTAGAAGAATTCAATTCATCATTCGAACCAAAATGGGATTCTTTAATTTTTGCGCTCATGGGTACGGATGCCGGTAAGAACATCTGTAAAGAGGGCCATGATAAAACGACTGAGCTAGCAATCAGGGCAATACATAAAACAGAATCTGACCGCAAAGAGGCTACACGTATTGCACAGGCATTTCAGGAGGCAGTATCACCTAAAACCCATCAATTAAAAATACTGCCTGAATATTTCCAAGTGGTTATTGAGGGAAAGAAAAAAGCCGAACTACGCACTAATGACCGAGACTTTGCGATTGGTGATTATTTACTTTTGGCTGAATGGGACGGTGGTACTGATGAATATACAGGCCGAAAGATTGTGGTGGAAATTTCAGATATTACTCAATGTGATTTCGTTTCCCCGAATTTAGTCATGCTTTCATTTTTTGATCCGTGCGATGAAATCCCATTTTAAGGGGGCGGCTATGACTACCCCAAATCGTCACGGCCAGCCCTGGTCACCGGATGAGGTGGCTTATTTGCGTGAAGCAGTAATCACCACCCGATATCAAGACATTGCCGAGCACTTGGGCCGGACATTAACCGCCATTCGTGTAAGAGCAAACGCCGAGGGTGTAAACCCATCAAACATTGGCGAATGCAATCGAAATGCCAGGCACAGCGATCATGACGTGGAATTATGCCGTGCGCTTTACGAAGAGGGGGTAAAGCCGAGGGTTATCGCTGGAAAAATGGAAATGCCAGTGAGTGCCGTATACGGAATTGTATATTACCGGACGCGCCGAACGCCCACCCCCGGTAGCTCACTCCCGCAATGACCAACAAGCGCAGTCGATTTCAACCACCACAGCCACGCCCCGGAAACGATGAAACGTTTACCGGGGTTTACTCTTGGAATAAACCCAACGCCAGCATAAACCCACTGCTGGATATTGAATGCTTCCCCAAAGCCAGCCCACTGGCGCGGGTCATTGATGCCTACCGCCAAGACCTGCAAGCGGCCACTGACGCTATGTTGACCGAGGACGAACGCAAGGCCAGAGGAAAACGTCAGCGGTGGATTGAATATTTTGAAGAGGCAGAGGACAGGAAAACACTCTTTTTAGCGCGCCTGGTTGAATCAAAAAAAGCTGAACGCAGCAACCCCGCGTTAGAGATTCAGGCCAATCTCACCAGCCAGCCTAAATTTATTCGCCAGCCATTACAGCGACGTATTGATTACTTACGCCGGGAACAGTGTGACGAGCGAGCCAATGCATTCTTAAACGGAACTATTGAGAAAGCATTGTCACGCCTGGACGCCATGAGAGGAAAGCAACAAAGCGCCGCAATGCGACATATTGCCAGCCGCGAGGGTTTGGACGGCCTGTTACATCTGGCCGAACTCAATAAAAGAGAAGTCACCACCCTGGCAACCATGACCGCAGCCCACATGGATATGTTGCTCGATAGCCAAATGACAACCCTACCGGCTGAAAATGCCACGCCAGACCAGATATTACGCCTCTATCACGCCGTCGCCAACGAAGCCCGGAAGCTCTCGATCACCCCGCCAAACTGGGATGCGCTCAACGATAAATTACGCCGTAGAGGTGAAATACCTTACGACCTGATCCCCGGAGCCTTGGCGCGTTTACGCTGTGCAACTTGGTGGAAAGGCCGCTTATGGCGCTTACGTTGTCAGTGGCGAGAGGAGCAAATGCGCGCGGCCATGCTGGTTCACAAGAAAGCATCCCCTTACATCAGTCAGGAAGCGCTTGTTTATCAGCGCGAACAGTGGCGGCGTTCTACTGAGTTTATCCGTGCTCATGAGCTGGTTAATGACAGCGGTTTTGTCATGGATATGGAAGAGGTGGTTAACGCCAGCGCCAGTAATCCGCATCTACGCTATATCGAAATGATGACCACCTGTAAGGGCTTAGAAAATCTGGCAGAAATGCGCGGAGATAAGGCGATGTTTTACACCATCACCTGCCCGTCGAAGTATCACGCCACGCTTAAAGATGGCAGACCTAACCCGAAATGGAGCACAAAAACCATCAAGGAAAGCAGTGATTATCTGGTCAACCTTTTCGCAGGCATCAGGAAAAAACTCAACCGGCTAGGTTTGCGTTGGTACGGCGTCCGTATTGCTGAACCCCATCATGATGGCACCGTCCACTGGCATTTAATGTGCATCATGGAAAAACAACACCGCGCCGCCATCACCCAAGTGATGCGGGATTTTGCGATCCGCGAAGACCGTCAAGAGTTAGGGCGGAATATTAAACCCCGTTTTGATGTAAAGCCGGTACTCAAAAGCAAAGGTACTATCACCAGTTACTTAACCAAGTACCTGGGTAAGAACGTGCGCGGCAGCAACCTTAAAGGGAAGTTGGACAAAGCGACCGGTAAGCCGATCGTCAGTAAAGAAACCGGGCAACTCTTGGGCGAAGACACCGAAAGGGCGGTTGCCTGGGCCTCACTTCACGGCGTCCAGCAATTCCGCTTTTTTGGCATTCCCTCCCGCCAGGTTTACCGAGAATTACGCATGTTGGCCGGCCAACTCCGACGCAAGGCCGAAGCAAAAGCCATCAAGATGGAAGCAGCAGCCACAACCAAGGACGAAACCGGCTTAAGTAAAGTTTGGTTATGGAAAAAAGTGCTGGCTAATAAAGATATGGATGATGTGTTAGCCGCAGCAGATGCCGGCTGCATGGCAACGTACATCCTCAAACAGGGTGGGGTGCTGGAACCGCGCCAAAACCACCTTATTCGCACCGCTTACATTGAATCCGAAACCCCTAATGACTACGGCGAGCACGGCACCAAAATTTTTGGCATCTGGTCGCCCAGCCTGGGCGAGCGCTCACGCGTTTGTATCCATAGCGATAACTGGAAGATGGTACGCAAAACTGATAGCGACGACAGCCAAACCAAGGCCACTCAGGTGGCCGTTGGGGTTGACGTTGGTTTTGATTTTGACATTGGGGCGGCAGTATCGCCCCTCGGACTCGTGGCAATAACTGTCCCCACCCCCGACGACGCAGCCCCAAAGCAGCGTAAAAAACGGACAACGCCAGCGCCAGATTTTAATAATTTTGACAGTTTCACCTACACCCAGCGGCGAGAACTCCGTAACCGACTACGGGAAGACGCCAAAAAACCACCGAAAAAAATTGAGGCGCAGCCTATCAGCGCCTCAATGGTGGAAATGTGCCAGAAAATCGACCAGGCCATACAACGTAGCGGCTGGATATTGGAAAAGTGGCAAATCAGCGTGTTAGCCAGGGGCGGCAATCTAGTACTACCCAACAAAATGACCGCCCGACTTGACCAGGAACGCTGGCAGCAGGGGGAAGTGAAGTTAATTAAGTCGTTTGATGGTAATTAAATTTATTATTTACCATTAGGTTGTTCTCCTTTTAAAGAAATTAAAACTAAATAGTGTATTTCAATGTGTTCATCACCATATTCTAAGTATGCTTTAGGGATTACTTCTAGTTCATATTTATCAAATGATTCCATAGCATTACTTAGATAGCTTTCAATTGTGGGGAATCTTCGGTCATTGTGATTGAGATATCGTTTAGGTAAAAGTGAGTCGTTAATATAATTGTTATATATATAATTACTATTTTCTTTTAGATACTCGCATGCTAGATTTATTGTTATCATTTTTCCAGATGATTTGTTTTTAAATTTTTCAAATTCAACCTTATCAAGACCGATAAATTTCGCACTATCAGTTACTTTATCTAGTTCGTAGGTGTTTATATCAAGGGAGTTTTTTATTTTATTCATTGTTTTTTTCAAGAAATTATAAAAATCAAGGGGGGCGAATCCTAATTCTATATAGGCTGAGTAAATGAGAAAGATAAGAATTTTATCCCTTACTGAAAAAACTATTTGTATTTTTCCTTTTAATTTGTCATTTATAACAGAGCCGTGAGCCGCACAGTTTCTTACTTTTTTTATCAAGTCAAATTCATCATCAGTAAAATTTAATATTTTGATGATTGACTCATCAAGAGTGGAAAAGTAATTCTGAACTCTATCAGTTAATGTAACATCTCTTTTTGTCTCTTTTATTGTTTCAGATATTCTATCAAGAAGTTCAAGTGCTGCTTTGTCATGGCTGGAATCATTTTTTAGTTTTTCTATTATTGGTTCTAACTTGGCCTTAATCTCAGGGCATTCAGTGAAGTTAATATATTTTTTTCTGCCGTAAATTTTTTGACTGTAGGCGTCAAGAATACTGACAACTCCCAATATATCATATTCCCAAAAACCATCATAAGAGAACATATTAACAATTCTAGGCCAAATATTTTCACGATTATATTTGTTTTTTCTACAAAAATAGCCATGAAAAATTCCTTTCCAACAATTATTATTGAATAATTCACTTGCTGAAGTAAAACAGTATCTGTTACTACTGAAAGGTTCTTTTTTTGAGGACAGTTCAAGAAAGTAAAAAGGGAACGATTTTGATGTGTTCGCCTCAATTAATTTTATGGACTTAAAAGATAGTTCCCCCACTAATAACAAAGAAAATATTATTTTAATATCGCAGGCTAAATTGTCTAATTCTTTTAATGTCAAACTTCCGTTTTGCTTAACTATTTTTATCGTTTGATATTCTTTTATTGTTGTTATAGTGCCTTCGGTTTTTGTACTATAATAATGTTCGCTAGTAACAATGAATTTTTGTTCATTGATGGTGATTTTTTCATATATTTTATTTGTTGGGAATTTTTTACTTACTTCATTTTCTAAACAGGTACAACCTAACCCATCATTAAGCCATGCGGATACTCCAGTCAAAGCAACTTCAATACCTGAGAAAGTAGCATCATGATCTATTTGAACTATATACTTGGGATTGAAAATGTTCATCCAAATTTCATCACCATAGCAATGGTAAATGTTTTTTTTAGATGCGCACTTTATAAATCCCAAGCCATTCTTTTTAGATGGTAACAAATCACTTCTTTTGAGAAAGTAGGAACCAGAGTCGATTGATGGGAAGCGGTCACTACTTATTTTAAGCTCACCATCTATGGTTTTACCATCAGGTAATTCTATATCAATATTTTCTTCTAATTCGTCTACGAAATTTATTTCCGAGTTCAAAATAATACCCTCGATAGATAATACATAAAGACATGTTTAATTATGGAACAGTAACGCTATTTCTCAAACAAAAAACCCGCCGTTCGGCGGGTTTCTCTTATCCTGGCTGACCTTGCAACCAATCCAGGGCAATCTGTTTTTCATCTGGCCGCAGCCTTTCCAACAGTGCCTTAATCAACCCCTTATCGCCCAGGCCGCTAGGGCTAACGGTATGTGAACGGGTTAATTCATAAACGCTGGTTTCGCTACATTCCACATTGGTACAGGTGTAATACAGGTTTGCAAGCTGGGGCGCTTGCCATACTGATTTGCGGTTATGCATCCGCGCACCACACGCAGTACAAAAAACCTTGATTGTCGCCATACCATCCCCCGAAAAACCGCCATCTTGAGATGATTTTAGCACTTTTTGCCGCTTATTTCTCATCCGTTACGCTCCATCGCCGGGCGGGATAACAATCTCATTATCAGCCGGTTTGGTCAGTGGCAAGCTGTTACTGTTTAGCCCCTTAAATTGCAGGTGCAAATGAGGGGGAATGTCGGGATCGTGATTCACCGCACTGGCGAACATCCGTTGCAGCGGGATCACCTCATCTTTTCGATAGGTATCGCGCGCAGTTTCCGGGCTGGCCATCACCGCCCCGTTAGTCGGAATGATACCGGCCAGGCCGGAAGGGAAGCGGTGCGCGGTCAAAACATCTTGCGCACTGATACTTTTAATATTGGCGAATTCATCTTTCACACCGGCGTCACCAATCGGGATAAATTGCACTCCTTTTTCGCCACCGTCCGCGATATTGATAAACATCATTTTGAAGTTGCCCACCCCTTTGGATTCCTCAATTTTTTTCGCGATATCCTCTTCCATTTCGTCGCTTAAATTGGGGTCGGTGGTATAGATAATCCCGCCGGTATGCGCGCCGTTATGGTAATAGCGCCGCCGGAATATGGTCGCCTCGGTATTCAGTAACGCGCTATGCATCCCGCCGATATAATCCGGCAAGCCATAAACCTGCTGTTGTGGGTCGTACTGGCGCAAAAAAATCACATCACGCGCCGGGTAAATAAGCGGCGGGCCTTTCTGCAAGACCGAAAAATCCCCATCCTTGCGGCGTCGGACATACAGCGCCGGCAACGGCACCAAATCCACCACATCCCCCCAACCGTTACGCACTTTCAATATAGCGATATCACCAAACAGCAAATAATCATAAGCCGCCTGGCCCATTTCGCCCAGGCTCAGACCACCGCCGGCATAATCGCTCACCACCATATTTTTCCGCGCATACAGCACCCCGCCATGCTGCCCGCACATGTTGGCAAGTTGCGCCAGGGCCAGCCGGTCGATGGGTTGCCGCCAGTGGTCGGCGGTCGAGTCGTACCAAATTTCGTGATACTGCGTTCCCTGCGTCAATATCGGCATGGGGGTATCGGTGGTGACGATACTGAATGTGCCACGCCGTGCCGGCATGGCTGGCACATGGGATTTTTGCTGCCTGGCGCTGTAGCGCTGTTTGCGTTTGCTCATTATTTTTTCCTGTCAGACGTCCCGCCCAGCCGGATTTCCGCTTGCGTTCGTTGTTAATTGGCTCGTTTATCACCGCGTGGGCGATGGCAAAGAATCGGTCGGCGTGGCCGGTGTCGGCGCTACGGTCGGCAACAAAGGTCATGCCGCCGCCGCTCTTGGTGGTGGTGTGGCGAATTGCCATAAAGCTGGCCGCGATGCCTTTATCCTCAATATCCCAGGCAATGCGTTTATGCTCGACCACATCGATCATCTTCATCACCAGGCGGTTTTTGCTTTCCTGGCTGTAGCGAATCGGGGTCACTTCACGTCGTGCAAAGTCTTGCACCATTTCGCACACCGGCCCGCCAATGCCGGTGGTATCAATACCGATATGGGTAATGTTGTAGCGGGTCATGTACTCCTTGATGCGGCCTACCTGGTATTTAAAGGCGAAGCCGTGCCAGGTTTCGATATGCAGTACCCGGAACGGCTCCCCGTCAACTTGTGGCGGTGCGACCAGAACAAACGAGGCGGTATCACCGGTGCGGGCGGGGTCGTAGCCGGCCCACACCTCACGGTTACCGAATGGCCGCATGGCGTTGACGTCGTGATCTTCCCAGGTGCTGACGTTGGTGAGGCATTTTTCCAGTTGGTCGAATTTGAAAACACAATCGCCAGTATCGACAAACTGACACATGTACAACTGGTTAAAGGCGCTCTCACTGTTTTCTTCCTCTATCTCGTCCAGGTCGATAAGAATGGCGGCGTCGCCATAGACTTTGGCTTTTTCCCACATATCCGCGACAGCGGTTGTCACTGTCGTGATATAGCGCCAGTGGTTATCCGGGCACATAATCCCGGCTTCCATTTGCGCAAAGGTTGGGAATTCGACCTTTTCCCGCGCCTTTTTGCCCTTGCGCCATTCGTCACCTGTCCAGAACGGATAAGCCTGATGTGTTTTGGCGCTGGGTGTTGAAATGTAAGTACGGCGTAAATGGGTGTGCGTGGCTATCGCGCCGGCAACCCTTTTTAATTCGCTAAATCCGCGTTGCCAGAAAATTTCGTCTATGTAGACGTTGGCACAAAAGCCCTGGGCGGTATTGGTGTTGGTTGACAGGAAATGCAACTCCGCGCCATTGCTCAACACAATAGGGTCGCCGGTCAATTCAATGCCGAACAGTTCAAAAGCAAACTTGATGATATAGCGCCGGAAAATAAGCGACTGAGGGCGAGAGGCTGACAAGAACGCCTGATTGTTGCCGGTTAAAATGGCATCTTCCAGCGCTTCAAATGCGGCGTACCAGGTCGCCCCGATTTGGCGTGATTTCAGCCATATCCGGTTACGGTGCTTTTTCGCTTCCCGCAGTGTGATTTGATAGTCATACAGGCCATCAACAAATTCATCAAAATCAGCCGCCACAATGCCGGCCACATTATTTCGTTTCCCGCCACGCTTGCCGCTTTTCTTTTTGCTGCTGTCGTCGCCCTCGTTGGCGATCGCCTCAATGGTGCCACCGGCTCCCGTTGCGGATATCCCGCGCGCCGCTGCCTCCAAATTCATGGCGTGAATTTTTTCAGTGTGCTTATGACGGCTGACAATTAACTTGCAGTGCATATCAATGTATTTATCGAGTTCTTTTAACTCAATATCATTTTTATTGGCCTTATCGACCAATACAGCCGCACGGCGGTTAATAACAGATTCTAAATCTTCCTCACTTAATAGACTGCGCCAGCCGCCTTTATCCGCCCAATAGTAAACTATCCGCGTCGAATTGAGTTTTAACTCGGCGGCTATCTCTTGGGCTGTCCAGCGCTTCAAATATAATGAACGCGCAACGCCTATTAATTCTTCTGGATATTTGGATTTTCTGGTCATGCCTCATTATGGCGGCTTTATTTATTCAAAATGACAACTAAATACCGCAATAAATCGCAATGCATATTTATTACGAATGAATAAGAAGTTTGATAAATGAAATAATAAAAACAATCCGTAATACTGAATGAAGTTAATACCATCACCACGCCAAACCGATTAATTAAAAGGTCAATTATGTCCGGTTCACAACTGACAACGAATTTTATTCGCATAGCGACTGAGGGCGCGACTGTTGATGGTCGGGAAATTTCAGCGGAATGGCTGGTCGATATGGCAGAAACATACGACCCCGCAATCTATACCGCCATGATTTGGCCTGAGCATGAACGCTGGTATGGCGCGTGCGGTGAAGTCCAGGAATTAAAAGCCGAGGTAGAAGATGGCTTGATGCGCCTAAAGGCCCGGCTTTGCCCTGGTATGGATTTGCTCTATGCCAACCGCAACGGGCAAATGCTTTTTTGCTCTATTGAGCCTACCGAAACCCTGAATTTTCGCGGTACCGGAAAACCCTATCTTGAGGGCTTGGGCGTCACCAGCTCCCCGGCCAGCATCGGCACCGAGCGTATGCGCTTTAGTGCAAATAAAAACGGAAAACTTTACGGCGCACTAGAAGCATTAGTGATTAGTGATGTTGCCGACACCGAGGAATTAAATATGTCGACCAAAGACCCCAAAGCAAAGAAAGCATTATTCCGCAGTCTTTTTAATCTTGCCGATAAAGGCAGTGATAAAAAACCGGAAAAACCAAAATCGCGTTTATTTTCCAGTTCCAGTCGCAAGTTTTCTGATGAAGATATTCAGACCATTGTCGAAGCGGTAGCCGAATTACAGGATGTCGTCGACGAACAAGCGGTAACCATTGAAGAGCAAGCGGTCATTATTACCGAACTGCAAGCCAATGATACGGACGTAACCGAAATTCAGGAAGCCTTGACCGAAGTTAAATCCGAATTGGTCACCGTCCAGGAAGAAGTTACCGAAATTAAAGACGAGGTTACCGGTGGTGAATTCAGCAAACTTAAAAACAAACTTAATGCCGCTGATAAAAAATTCAACAAACTTGAGCAAGTCACCACCAAATTACCCGATGCCGCCCCTAATGCGTCCAGCGGTAAGAGTTACAACTTCTGATTTACGGTTAATTAAACCGCCACAGACAGAATTAAATCGTTATTGCGCTAAACGCACTGACAAATAGACGAGAGCACTCATTATGCCAATGAATAAGTTATATGAACTGACGCAAAACTATGCCCGGCGCATTGGTGAGGCCAGCGGTTCGAATATTAATACCCTGCCAATCAGCACCAACGGCATTGGACGGTTCAGCATCAGTGCGCCGCAGGAAACCGCCTTGCGCCTGGCGTTGATGGAGCAAAATTGGTTCCTGCCACTGATTACTACGCGCGATGTTGACCAGATTCGCGGCCAGGTGATTGATGTCGGTAATCCGGGCCTGTTTACCGGTCGCCGTGTTGAGGGGCGATTCACTAAAAATGTCGGCCTGTCTGGCAACGTTTATCAGTTGTATCCGACGGACTCTTGCGCCCGTCTGCCGTGGGAAACGCTGTCTAACTGGATTCATTCAGGTACCACCGATGATGAATTTATCCAGTTAGTGGCTGAATTTACCCTGCGTACTTTTGCCAACGATATCCTACGTGTTGGCTTTAATGGTACCAGTGCGGCGCTGGAAACTGATGGCGTGGCGAACCCGAACGGGGAGGATGTCAATATTGGTTGGCATCAAATCGCGAAGAATTTCGACACCTTGCATGAGAACCCAGCCACACCAGAACAAGACCGCATTCCGGGCTTTACCCAGCGCGTGATTAATCCCGGTGACGGTGAATTGACCATCGGTGCAAACGGTATCTTTAAAACGCTGGATGCGCTGGCCTCCTGGCTAATCAGTACCACCATTCCCAGCCAGTTCCAGAATGAGCCGGATTTGGTGTTGTTGATCGGTTCAGACCTGATTGCCGCCGAGCAATTCCGTTTGTTCCAGGAAGCGGGCAAGCCGACCGAAAATATTGCCGCCCAAATGCTGGCAAATACCGTCACCGGTCGCCGTGTCTATGTTGCACCGTTCCTGCCGGGTAAACGCATGGCCGTTACCACCCTGGCAAACTTGCACAACTATAACCAACGTAATCACCAATACCGCCGCGCGGAACATGTGCAAGACCGCCTGGGCTTTGAAAATGCCTGGTGGCGTAACTCTGGTTATGCGTTGGGGCATCCAATGTTGTACGGCGCAATTGACGAATCAGCCATCACCATCGAAGCGGAAAAAGATATTAATACCGCAATGTTGGAGGGCTTGATCCCTGGTGCTCCCGAAGATGGCGCACCGAATCTGGATAACACCCAGGTTTAAGCGGAGGGAACCTTATGGCGTTTAACCCACTACGTTTTCGGGCGCAGGCATTAGCCAGAGCAAAAGTGCAATACATCACCCCGGAAGAGGCCGAGTCAGGCGCGGGCGAAAGTCTGCACTTGCAATTACTCAGCCTGGAAAAAGACGTTAAACGCCTGGGGGCATTAACCCGCATTGCCGACAAGATAGAACTCAAGGCGCGGGAGTTATTACCGAAATGGCTTCCGTATGCCGAGCGCTATCTCAACGCTGGCAAGGTCTATCAATACCCTGTTTTCGGTTATTGCGTGGTCTGGCTGTTTGATACCGGCGATATCGATAAGGCGCTGGATTGGGCCGATATCGCCATTACTCAGAGCCAGGCAACACCGGACAAGATCAAGTCCAAATTCCCGGCCTTTGTGGCTGATTTCATTTTGGATTGGGCCGAGGGGGAATCACAGTCGGGCCGCAGTATTGAGCCGTATTTTTCCCGCACGTTTACCAACGTGCGGGAGAACTGGCGCTTAAACGAAAGGCACACCGCCAAATGGTTCAAGTTCGCCGGTGAGTTTTTACTGCGGGACAAAGGCGGTAAACCCATTGCTGCGGCAATCAGTGATATTCCGACCTTGATCCGGGCCAATGAATTGCTGGCCCAGGCCGAGGGTTTCCATAAAAAAATCGGAGTGGAAACACTGCGTAAACGCATTGCATCACGCATTCGCGCCCTGATAAAGCAAGCCGCTGAAATGGCGGAACCTGACCAATCAAAAGGTAATAAAAATGAAATTTAAATTTGAGCTGAATCAACTAGTCACCCCAAGAATCAGCAATGAGTGGGGTGAGGTGAAAAGCCGCGCTGAGTCCTCGGTAACTGAGAACCAATATTACATTTACTACAAGGCCGCAGACGGTCGGGCAGTAAATGACTGGTTTTATGAAAGCGATTTAGAAGCGGTGGAAGATGTTTGTCATCCTGGTTGCCCGGTCTATGCCCCCATCGACCCGCCAAAAGGTGCCGCAGTCGAAGAGTAACCTTTTAATTGTGAACACCGCCCCCTGACCATGTCGCGGGGCAGTACCGACACCCGGCCAGCCGGGGCGGGCGAAGTGGAGGCCGTAGCGCTTTGCGTCTTACGGGCCGTGGAAACTTGTCAGCCCGCACCCCATAACGAGAGGTTTTTATGTTTCGACCCGGTGATAACGGTTTTCAGAAAGCCACGTTAACCAATGACGGTTTTTGGCCTGACCTGGCACTGGATGAGTTCCAGCGTCAGCGCAGCATACCGCCCACCATTGACGAAAAAACCGTGGTGCAAGCCCTGCTTGCCGCCGTTGCCGAGATTAACACCTCGTTAGCCAGCGTTACCACGCAGCAAAAAAGTAGGGGCTATATGACGGCCAGCGCGGTACCTGGCCCGACGATGGAGGGCGACAACGTGCTGACCGCCCAATATAAAAAAGCAGTTTATGCCCGAACAAAAGCTGATCTGATGGGGGAGTTTGCCGCCGTCAGCCGGCGCGAGGACAACACCAATCAGGACGCGCCGCAGACTAAAGCGTCATTACTGGCCGAGGCCGCAGTGGTATTACGCTGCATCAAAGGTCGGGGCCGCGTGGGAGTGCATTTGGTATGACTCAGCTTGATAAGTTGTTTGATTTTGTCAGTAGCAATTTGCCGGAACGGCTGATGAAAACCACCGGAGCCGACGCCTGGATGGAAAATATTGAAATCATTCACGCAGCCAAGGCATGGGGGCTTGGTCAGCGCCGGATAGCAATACGCCAATATCAGGCGACCTTAGCCTGGGAGCGCTGGCCTTATCGCCAGTATGACCCGGACACTTTATTTGCCCTGGTCATGGTGTGGTTGGCTAAACATGCCAACGAACATTACCACCGCGATGAATTACCGCCGCCTGACGTCATTTTGCAACTGACAGATAACGACAACGCCACCTTATTTATCACGGTAACACTGGCTGACGACATCATTCTGATCGAAAGCGAGCAGGAGGGCATTGTCCCGCTAGAGGGTAAGCGTTACCGGGTGGCACCGCCCACCGTCAACACCGCGACAGCCGGCTGGATTGTCGGCGCAAACGGAGCCACCGCACCGACCCACCCAACCGGTGAGAGTGATGCAAGCTGACTTTACGCTCAATCGCGCCCAGTGGGAGGCGCTTAAAAAGGATCTGGCCGCGCTGGAACTGCCGCCCAATAAACGTAAGCGCCTGCTGTGGCGGCTGTTGAAATTAGGCGTGATGCCCGCTGCCCGTCGTCACCAAAAGCAACAGGCCAACGCCGAGGGCGTCAAATGGCCCAAACGCCAGAACGGTTTCAAAGGGAAAATGATGCGGGGATTGCCAAAAATGATGGAAATCAGCGAATTACCCGCTACTGACTCCGCAAAAATTTATTTGCGCGGCACCAAAAAAACCTCGCCGGGCGTGGTCGGGAACATGCAGCAATCAGGCTTTACCACCACGATCACCGCTGACCAGGCAAAGAAACGAAAGAGCAGCGAGGCCGGCGCGACACTGCGCCAGGCTAAACGGTTACTGGATTTGGGTTACACCGTTTTTCCCAAGACTGCACCGCGCAGCCCGTCGGTGAGTGAAATCATGGATTCACTGAGTCGGGATAAAGCCGGGGCCATTATCCGCAGTCTGGAGGGACGAAAAGCGAAAACAAGCTGGACAGTGACCTTGCCGGGCCGCGAATGGCTGGCAGTCAATGATGATGAATTTAACAAAATGCTGGCGCGTCAGATGCAAGCCATCAATTACGGCGGTGGCGTCCGGACGCAAGATATTAAGGGGAAGGTAAAAAAATGACATGGCCCACAATTACGATAAACCAGCTTAACCAGCGCCAGGGCAAGATTAACGAGGTAGAACGTACCGTTTTATTTATCGGTAGCGCTGCCGCTGATTCTGAAATCCCCGGCGACTTGATCGCGCTGGATTCACAATCTGATATCACGCTGGTGCTGGCTGATGCTGATACGGCATTACGTGAGAACGTGCGCGCCGCACAGCGCAATGGCGGTCAGAACTGGCAAGCCTATGCGTTGGTATTGGCGGCTGATGCGCAGCCAGGCGACGATATGCTGGCAATTCTCAGCGCTCAACAGATGATTTCTGTTGAGGGGGTTATCTGCACCATCCCGATCACTACCGTGGCCGACGGCCGCACCAAAATTAACTTATATGCTGCCTTGCGCGCCGAACTGACCAATAAATACGGTCGCTGGGTGTGGTCAATGCTGACTGTTTCCGGGCCGGTGGCGCTGCCTGTTGCAATGTCGTGGTCAGCGTACCAGGCATTTCTTGCTGAACTGGAAACCGGCATTGCTGCCGAATCGGTGCAACTGGTGCCGGCTTTGTGGGGCAATGAAGCCGGCGTGCTGGCGGGGCGCTTATGTCATCGCAGCGTGACCGTAGCCGACAGTCCGGCGCGGGTGAAAACCGGTGCATTGATTGGGCTGGGAATTGATAGCGCCGAAATGCCGGTTGATAGCAACGGGGTGGAAGTCACTCTGGCGCATTTGCGCGCCATGCACGACCTGCGTTATTCGGTGCCGATGTGGTATCCCGATTACGAGGGCATGTACTGGTCAGATGGCCGCACCTTGGATGTGGTCGGCGGTGATTACCAAATCATTGAAAATCTGCGCATTGCCGACAAAGTTGCGCGCCGGGTGCGTATTCAGGCCATCAGCAAAATTGCCGACCGTTCGATGAACAGCACCCCGGCCAGTATTGCGGCACACCAGACCTTTTTCGCCCGCACCATGCGCGGTATGTCTCACAGCTCGCAGATTAACGGCGTGATGTTCCCTGGCGAAGTGAAATCCCCGCAATCCGGCGATGTGGTGATTACCTGGTCGGATATCGAAACCGTGAGCATTTACCTGGTTGTGCGGCCATATGGCAGCGCTAAAACCATTCAGATTGGGATCATGCTAGACCAATCCATTACCGCCGTTTCGGAGAATTAATCATGACGACTGCACGCATTGGCGGTAACTCAATCGACATTACCCTGGGTACGCAAATTATCCACGTCAAAACCGTTTCAGTGGATATCACCGATAACACCGCCGCCACACAATCACGCGGTATTCCTGATGGCTATGTATCGGGTGATGTCTCTGCCGAGGGGGAAATGGAAGTTGATACCAAGAACTTTAAAAAACTCAGTGCTGCCGCCAAAGACGCCGGCAGTTACCGCAAGATGCCAACCACCGATATTTTGTTTTATGCCAACACTGGCGATGAGGAGTTAACGGTCGAGGTATTCGGTTGCAAGCTGATTATCAGCAGCCCGTTAGGTTTTGACCCGAAAGGCGGCGAGACGGCCACGCATAAATTTAAGTACATCGTGACCAGCCCGGATTTTATCCACATTGACGGCACGCCGATTTTATCGAGCGACGACGTTCGTGACTTGATCGGGTGAGTGATGCATATGCCAAACGGAGAAACATCACTCATTAGTCGCCTGTTATTACTGGGGTTTGTTGGGGCGGTTATCGGGATTGGCAAGTTATTAGCCAGCACCGAAGAGATAACGCTACGGCTGATTTTGGGCCGGGCGATATTGGGATCGGCGGCATCCTGGCTGGCGGGCCTGGCAATCATTCACACGCCGGGCCTGGGCGAACTGGAGTTGGTCGCTATTGCTGCCGCCCTGGGCATTGCGGGTTCCAGCGCCATTGAGTTGGCACTCAAAATGCTAATGAAACGCTATTTAGGCGTACATAAAAAGGATGGGGAATCATGACATTAAGCGAAAAACAGGCGGTATTTACTTTAATGATCGCCCAGCTCATTAATTGGGCGGGCAACCACAACTACCGCCTGACCTTTGGCGAAGCCTACCGCACCCCGGAGCAGGCCGCGCTAAACGCCAGGAACGGCAAAGGCATTACTAATAGCCTGCACACGCAACGCCTGGCGGTGGATTTCAATCTGTTTATTAACGGCCAGTACCAGACCCGTACCGAGGCTTATAAACCCTTGGGTGAATATTGGGAATCAATCGGTGGCGCTTGGGGCGGGCGTTTTAAGTCCAATCCAGACGGCAACCATTTTAGCCTGGAACACAACGGGGTGAAGTGATGCGCGAACTGCTGCCGGCGGTATTACCCCTGATAGTGGCCTGGTTGCTGGGCTGGGCGATGCACGGCGAAAGTCAGGCAAAAATCGACCTGGCAATTAGCCAGGTAGCCGAGGCCAACCGCGTACAAGTGGAAGATATCGCCGGCACCTCAGCGCGCCAGCTTGAGGACAAATTAACGGAGTTAAAAGCCAATGAAGTGCATACCGAGCGACTTATCAGGACTGAGATTATTAAACCGGTATTTAGCACTGTTTGCGCTACTGATGATTACGTCCGGTTGTTCAACGCCAGTGCGGAACGCGCCGAACGTACCCTATCAGGAAAACTTATTAACCCCTTGCCCGGTAACCTTGCCACGCCTGGCCGGTAACACCGGCACCGATTTTAGCGACACGTTAGGGCAGTACCAAAAGATATACCCAGATTGCGCAGCACGACACAACCAATTGATAAACGAAATAAAACAACGGCGAGATTTTCAGAATGAACGATAAAGCAAACGACGTACTGATTAACCTGATTAATCGCGCGGCCAGCGGTATGGATTCGGCTATTGATTTCAGCAAAGCACAACTCCCAGAGGCGATCCATCAACTGATGGTTTGGAAAGCAGTGTCTTACAGCTTGCGTAGTACCGTATTTCTTCTCTTGTGGATTGCCTGTTTTTTCGCCTTTAAAAAAGGTCTGGCACTGATGTCAGCCGACAAGAACAGTATTTCCGCCATTTCCTTATTAGTCTTTTCGGGGATGGTGGGGCCTGCCATGTTCGTCGGCCTGACATCAAACATCGGCGACGCCCTGCAACTGTGGCTTGCCCCTAAAGTCTGGCTGATTGAGTACGCCGCCCAGCTAATGAACTAAAGCGGCACGATAAAAACAACACACTAAGAATATTAACAACCCAATACTAAGGACTGAACAATGAGCAAAGAAACCAAAGACGTAATCACTCTGGAAGTGAAAGGTATTACGGTGCAATTTGCCCCGACCCTGGTTGCGTATAACAAGTGCCTGAATGAGTCGGCGCGTGATGAAAATATTATCGGCGCGATCAGTACCTACCTAAAACGCATCGTAGTGCCGGAGTCCCGCGACAATCTCGCCGAACTGCTGCAACGCCCCGGTATGGCCGCAGCCATTGCCAAAAAAGTAAATGAGATTTACGCGCCAGATGCAGAAATCGAAGTAAAGGAATAAGCGCGCTCATTCAAGCGATTAAGAGTAACCCGCTTGAACAATATATGACGCTCCGGCGTCACTACCTCCCCAGCGAAGGTGATGACGTTATGAGCCTGGCGCGCGCGGCCTGGCTGGCGGAATACTTCCACGAAAGCGCCATTAACGGCACCACCGCTGGCATATGCAAAGCCTTTAACGGTGAATAGGGATAACCATGAAAGAACTGTCTTTTCTGTTGAGTCTTAAAAATAATCTGAGCGCACCGCTCGGCAAGGCGCAACAGTCTGTCGAACAGTTCGCCAAACAGTCACAACGGGCCTTTAAACAAATTGCGGTCGGGGCTGTGGGGTTGTGGGGCGTTGCTCAAGGCGTCAAAGGCTTGCTTGCCCCCGCTCATGAGGTTCAGAAAACATTAGATGAGTTGTCTACACGTAATGTCAGTACGCAAGCCTTAGACAAAATGTTTAAGGCGGCGCAGACGTTTAGCACCGCTTACGGCAAGAATGCCGCCGACTTTATCAGTTCAGCCACCATCATCAAAAGTACCATTGCCGGCATTACCGACAATGAGTTACCGCGCTACACCACCGCCATAAATACCCTTGCCATAGCAACCAAAGGCAGTGCTGAGGGGGCCGCTAATTACATGGCCGATATGGCGAATAACTTCCGCACCACGGCCAGCGAAATGGGCAATATCCCGTTTGCTGAAATGATGGCGTCGAAAGGCGCGTATATGGTGCAGAATTTTGGCGCAAACCTTGACGAAATTCGCGAAATGGTCAAGTCCAGCAAGGGAACTGGTACCCAAATGGGCGCAGGCATGGATGAACAACTCGCCGTCATGGGGATGCTCAAGCAGACCAAAGGCACCGAGGCCGGCGGTATTTATGACGCATTCCTGAAAAGCGCTATCGAGGGCGGTAAACAGTTGGGCCTGAGCTTTACCGACGCCCAAGGCCAGATGTTGGAATTCCCTGACATCCTGCAAAAACTCCAAGCCAAATTTGGCAACACCATTGAGGGCAACGTCAAGGCGCAAACCGTGTTAAATAAAGCCTTTGGCGAGGGCGCGCAAGCCTTGACCGCCACCTGGGGCCAGGCGGATAAGTTGCGTAAACATATGCGCGATATGGGGAACACTCAGGGTTTAGAGAGAGCCATAGAAATGGCTAAAAAAATGGCCGACATGTGGGAGCGGGTTGATCAGGTCTGGAAGCGCATTCGGATTGCGGTCGGGATGCAGCTTATCCCAGCCATATCCCCTCTGGCTGATTACGCCATTAATGCCGGAACCCAATTCGCCAAATGGCTGGAAATGTTCCCCAACATTGCCCGCTGGATTGGTTACCTCGCGCTGGCAACGCTGGGCATGGCCGCCGCCGGCGCGGTCGCCAATATCGTGATGGGGGTATCGAAATTTATCTGGCTGGGCCTGACGGGGATCTGGACTGTGGCAACCGCTGTTATCAAAGCCCTGACGTGGGCGCTCAATATCAAAGCGCGCGCCTTTCAGTTGGTCACGATTACCACTGCGCTCTATAACGTCGCGCTAAAATTCTTGCGCGCCACGCTTATTGCTACTCGCATGATGTTGATAAGCAGCACCGTCGCCATGCGCGCCTACGGTATCGCCACCATGCTGGCCGGTGTTGGGATGCAGTTATTGACCAGCCCGATCACCTTGATTATTGCCGGCCTTATCGCACTGGCGGCGGGGGTTTGGTATGTGATCTCTCACTGGGATCAGCTTAAAGCCGCACTGCTGGACAGCGCCGCGTTTCAATGGGTGATGAAAATTGCCGGCCAGGTGGGGGAAATGTTCGCCGGGGTGTGGGCGTCGATTACCCTGGGCTGGCAAATGGTGGTGGCCTACTTTGGCGGCTTGTCGCCGGTCGCCGCATTTAATGATTTTGCTGACGCCATCAGCAACGTATTCAGCAAGCTATGGGACTACTTAACGGAGTCTTTCGGCGCGACTTACAACTGGATTGTCACCAAGTTAAATAACATCCCCGGCGTCAGCATCGACCTTAAACCCATCGGCCAGGGCGAGAACGGCGCAACCGCACCCACGGCATTACCCGCGCCGGCGGGTTTAGTGAGTCCGACGATGAATAAGGGCGGGATAGCCAAAGCCCTGACCACCAATAACAGCAATCAGACCAGCACCACCCGCAGCGGCAACACTATTCATGAGGTGAATATCTACCCACCGAACGGGGCCACAATGGACAGCATCATGGAGTCAAGGGAGCTGGCCGCTGGATGAGTGAACAACGGTATATCGACCTGCTGATAACCGACGGCGACTTTACGCTGTCGTCCGGTAATGAACCGCTGTTGTGTGATAACCGCATCAGCATCGCGCAAGACTGCGTCCATCGGATTATCGAGTCCGGCCTGGTTAAGTTGCTGATTGCCGAACGTAGCCCGGTATTGCGCACCGATATCTTGTTGCAAATGGAGCTACTGACAGAAACCGATACCCGCATTGTGCCGGGTACGGTGCTGATTACCGATGATAGCCAGGGACACTATTTTATTACTGCGGATACCTACGATTTTGGCCCACTGTCACTGCGAGACTTATTATGAATAATCGCCCCAATCCTGACTATAAGGCCATTCTTGCCGATCAGGGGATGCCGACGACTGAAGCCCAGGTGCAAGCTGAATTCGAAAAGGTCGCGGCTGATGAGAATTTGATCACCAATACCTCGAATATGTCGCCGTTCTGGCGGCTGGTTAAGGCGATTGTGACCGCGCCAGTGATGTGGCTGATTGATGCGCTGGTGAATACCGTTATGGCTAACCTGTTTCTGGCAACCGCTAGCGGGGCTTTTGTTGATCTGTTTGCCTGGGCGGTCAATTTATCCCGCAAAAATGCCAGTCTTGCCCAGGGCGTGATCCGCTTTACCAAAGATAGCGTTAACGCTGAAATTACCGTGCCAGCCGGCACCGTGATCCAGACCGAGCGCATTAACGGCACGGTGTATAGATTAATGACATTGGCCGATACCGTTATCCCTGTAGGGGTGACCGGGGCATTGATTGCGGTCAATGCTGAATCCGCCGGCAGCGGCCACAACCTGGCACCCGGTTATTTTCGAATTCTGCCGGTGGCGGTCAATGGCATCGCCAGCGCGGTAAACGAGGATAATTGGTTACTCGCGCCGGGGGCCGATAAGGAACTGGACGACGACTTACGTGACCGGGTGCGCAATCAGTTTAATTTGCCTGGTCAATATCATATCGATGCGGTTTACCGTGGGTTGATTGCCAGCATTGCTGGCCTGACCACTGACCGAATTTTTTTCTTACACGATGCCCCGCGCGGCCCCGGTACCGCCAACGTTTATCTGTTGCTGGATTCTGGCATCGCCAGCCAGCCGTTTATCGATACGGTGAATGATTATGTGATGAGCCAGGGCAACCACGGCCACGGCGACGATGTGTTGTGCTTACCCTTGCCGGAGGAAATTCATAACTTGACGGTAACGCTTCACTTTTTCGACAACAGTAATTTAGACGACGAACAGCGTACCGTCTTACTTGCCAATGTTCGCAATCTGATCGGCTGTGCATTTCGTGAAAATGCCGATTACAGCGTACAAAAGACCTGGCCGCACAGCCGCTTTTCTATGTCGCGCCTGGGGGAAGAGTTGCACGATCACTTTGTTGAAATCGAATCACTGACCTTTTCACGCGGTGACATTATCAGTGGGTTATCGGTGCCACGCTTGGGCGTGTTGACGCTGGAGAGTGCTGATGAATAAGTTACCCAAATTTGCCTTGCCGGTGTGGATGAACAAAGGCGAACCGGTCAAATTAATGCGCGCTTGTCTGGCATTTTGGCAACTGGTTTACACCTGGATCAAGTGGCCGCTTAACCAGGCCGACCCGCTAACCTGCGTGGTGCCGTTACTCACCGTGCTGGCATATCAGCGAGACGTGACCCGCTTCCCTGGCGAACCGCTAACACTGTTTCGTAAGCGGGTGCATTTTGCCTTTATCAATGCCCAAGACGCGGGATCAGTGGCCGGATTTATTGCGATATTCGCCCGCCTGGGCGTGGGTTATGTCGAACTGCTAGAGCGCCAGCCGGAGATTGATTGGGATGTGATAACGGTGCGTGTTACTGATAGCCAACTGGCTGAAAACAGTGAATTGCTGATGAATATCATTCGTCAGTATGGCCGTACCTGCCGCCGCTACCGCTACGAGATTATCACCCCTATTGAGATGCATATCCGCGCCGGCCATGTGGGTTGTGAATATATCTGTTACAGCGCCAGCACCGCAGCAAATGAAGTGACAACCGCCGCCTTTGGCGCGTCGCTAATGGAGAAAAACTGATGTCACAAACTGTTATTACCTTTGCTTTCGAGCAGTGGAAAGCCCAGCAAGCCGCAGCGGGCGCGCTTGTGGTATTAGATGAGTTTGTTCTGGCCTATGTGCCAGACCTTGATCATACCGCCCCCATTGACCGCGCCGAGGTATTGCCGCCAGCGGCGCAGATAGTCCATCGCCAGACAGTGAATAAAATTGGCCTGGTCAATGATAATGCGGTGGTGTATTCCGTCACAATGGGAACCGAGTTGGGCGATTTTGATTTTAACTGGATTGGTCTGGTCAATAAAGCCAGTGGTACGGTGGCAATGATTGTTCATGCCCCGACCCAGCGCAAAGTTGCCAACGTGACCGGCCAACAGGGTAACGTCCTGACCCGCTCATTTTTGATGGAGTACAACGGCGCAGCCACTGAAACCGGCATTACCACCCCCGCCGAAACCTGGCAAATTGATTTCACCGCCCGACTAACCGGTATTGATGAAATGCAGCGTGTAATCAATGTGGATAATTACGGCCCTGGGGCATTCTTTGATACGGCCTATCTGGTGGCTAAAGCGGGCACACAATTTTTTGTCACCAAAGGCACCGGCTATATCGGCGGTATTCGTGCTGACCTATCGGCTAATCACAACATCAGCGTACCGGCAGCAGCGACCAAAGTTTGGGCCGATGTGAGTTTGCAGGGGAATATTACCAGCCAATGGGAAGCCGTAATTAAAATTACCGTCGCACCAATGCTGGAGAATTACAACCAATCCGGTTTTATGCATTATGTGTTTGCGGTGGCCAGCATTGATGCTGCGGGCAATATTACCGACCTGCGCCCGCAAGGTTCACTGAATGAACAAGAAACCAGTGACGCACTGGCGAAGCATGAAAAATCCCGTAATCACCCGGACGGTACGCTAACGGAAAAAGGCTTTGTGCAGATGAGCAGCGCCACCGATAGCGATAGCGAAGCACGGGCCGCCACCTCAAAAGCGGCCAAAATAGCGATGGACAATGGCAACGCCCGGTTAGCCAAAGAGCGCAACGGTGCGGATATTCCCAACGCGGCCTTATTCCGGCAAAACCTTGCACTGAAAGGCGCAGCACTGGTTGATATCGGTAAAACGGCCGGTACTGCCGCCGCGGGCGACGACAGCCGGATAGTGGACGCCATCAGCATCAAAAACACCAATATTCAGTTACCCGGCATCTTAGGTTCAAAGGGCTTGCAGGTGTTTCCGCTTCCCGGTTCGCCAGAGGGTGGCGAGATAAATCTTTATGATAAGGACAATAAACCAGCCGCATATATTGACATTGATTCATCTGGTCAGTGTCGAGTTGTTATTGAGGGGGTGGGGGTTTCTCTTCTCATCAGTAAAACCAGTGGCGATGTATTCATACAGAAATCACTCACGGCTACCGGTGTTTTAAAAGCCTCTGGAATTGTAGCTGAAGGAACGGTTTATGCTGGCAATACTGCCGCATGGTTAGAGGCTAACGGTAACGTCTACGGCCCTGTATGGGGTGGTCACCTATCTACCTATCTGGCTAACCGTACAGACCACCGAGTCAGGGCGTGGGCGGCAGTGCAAGGAAACGGCACAATTAGTAGCTCATTTGGCTTTGCTGCGATAAACCGTACCAACGTGGGCGGCTATAACTTCACCATGTCAACGTCACACGGCGCATACGCCGTCACGGTTGGGATTAATGGCGGTTCACAAGGCGCAGCCGCGAATGCTCACTCAGCAAACATTTGGAACCGAACACCAAACTCATTCAGCATCCAGAACGCCCGCGATGGCGGTGTAAGTTATGACTGGACTGACTGGACGGAATTTTACGTTATCGTCGTTGGCCCGTAAGGAATAAAAAATGGAACAATTGATTAATCAAGAGCAGCCAGACAACGACGAATACGACAATATTTATGTTGTGGTGTTTGAGAATGAGAGCGGGCGCGGAATGACGGTGGTTAATTTCGCCGCCCAACAGTATTTAGAGGCATTTACCCATGATGGGCCTTGGCTAAAAATCTTGCGTGAAGAGCTGCCAGACCAGCGATTTATTGAAGCATGGCAGTTCAATAAAGCAAAAAACGCCATCGTGGTAAATCCGGTTTGGTTGCAAGAAATGCAGGTTGCCGAAGCGGAAAGGGAGCGCAGCCGTAGAATTTGGTTGGTTCAGGACGAACTAACCGCACTGCAAACTGACCTGATGCTGGGGATTATTGACGATGAAGGTACGGCGCGTTTAATCAAACTGAAAAAATATGTTATTGCCATTAAGCAATTAGATGTAGCAACCGCACCCGATGTTACTTGGCCGGAATATAAATAATGTGGCATAAATCGGTGTTGCGCATCCCAGCCAATCTGGCCCCGGTCAATTGCTCGACCGTGGCCGTTCATCCCTGGGCGTTTGGTGTCGGTCAAACAGAGAAGTCAGGCTCGTTCTTGAGTCCGGCCAATGCGATTAACGCACTCGCCAGCCGACTGGCTGGCGCAGACAGCAATCAGGATGTCGTGGCATTTCTTATCACCGCCACCACTCTGGCGCAGTTCATTACCCTGTTGACCGCCGCCGCCGAGGTGTTCCCGATACCGGCATTGACCCAGGTTCAGCGCCGGGCCAAAGCGGCGTTAAGCCTGAATGCCAGCAAAATGCAAATCCCCGCGCGCCCCGGTGGTTTACCAGCGAGTGCGCCGCTATCCGTTGCCACCACGCGCCTGGCATCCGGGGCGCAAGCCTTGCAAAAAGCCATCAGTGATACCACAGGTGGTAGTAGTAGCGAGGCTATCGGTAGCGCTTTGGCCGCATTCAGTCAGCAGCGCGCCGCACTGCTGGCCGAGGCGACAAGTGGGCTGGAGCAATTGCAGGGGGTGAGTGTGCCAGTTTGGGCGCTTTCGGTGGAGGGCAACACGCAAACGGCGATCGCCGAGATGAAAAAAGACATTCCCGACAGCCAGGCCATTTTTAGCCTGGCGTTACTGTTTGTGGGCGCGGATTTGGCCCCACTGCGCGCAATGGTGGTAAATCATGGCTGATATTGTGATGCTGGCGCTCGATGGTGAGGCGATTTTATTAAAAAATATTCTGGTTACGCTGACCATGCCAATTCAGGACAAAGACCAGAGCGGCCAGGCCAGTAGTACCAACAAATCAGAGCAAGGTACTAAAGGCAAAGAGTTGCGGGTGTCCGGGTTAATCCGATATACGGATGCCGCTATGTTGACGCGTATTTATAGCCTGGCCGAAGCCAAAAACGCCGATGGCAGTAAGAAGCGCTACCGTGTCGCACACCCTATCGCCCAGGCGGTGAAATTTCGGGAGGCCACCTTTACCAGCGGTGTGGATGCCGCCGAACAAACGAATGCGATGGCCTGGTTGGTTAATTTTACCTTGACGGAACATTCCAGCGTGGCCGAGCGTAAAGCACAACAAGCCAGCAAAGGCGGAAAAAACACCGTCATTCAGACCGGGGATGGTGCGACGACAGAGGGTGAGAGCAGCGGCAGTCAGTCATGGTTTGATAAGGTTTCGCAATATGTCAATGACGAACTGATAGGCCCGCCCGGAGGCAGTGAATGAAATCCGTTGTTATTTTATACATTGGTGACAATGAGGTTGCCGGCATCAACTTAAATCTCTCGCTTTCCCTGAGCGCATGCGGGCTGGGGTTTGTTACTGCGATAACGGAAGCCGATTGTGTCGGTAAGGTCGTGAAATTAGACCTTGGCACCAACGATTCCGTATTCCGCTACTTAGTGGGATACGTGGAAAGCAGCGCACCGGCTGAAAATGGGGCACAGCGCTTATGCATTCGCGAATGGGTGGGTGGACTCCAGGTGTCGCAGCCTCATTCGCTGCAACACCCTACTTTGCGTGATGTGACCGACGCGGTAACGGTAGCTTGCGGTATCCCGTTTGTGCTACCTGAAAATGCTACTTACACCGACACTCAAATCCCCCACTTCAAACACAGCGGTACCGGTCTGCATTTGCTGTCCAATCTGGGGCGTGCATTCGGTATTTCAGATTACGTTTGGTATCAACTGCCCGACGGCACACTCTATGTCGGCAGTTACGACGATTCCCGATTTGCGAAAACGCCGGTCACCATTCCTCAAGAGTTTGCCGAAAGTGGAGCCGGGAGCAGCAGCTTTACATTGCCACTTTTCCCGACCGTTCGACCGGGTTCCATTGTCAACAGCCGACGCATTACCCGCGTGGACGTGAGCGACGACACCATGACGCTCTACTGGACAATTCTGAACAGCAAGGGCCAGCCAGCCCGAAAATCACCGGAACAGCGCCAGATAGACAAGTTTTATCCCGAATTAGCGGCAGGATTGCATTTGCCCCGCCGCGCGCGGGTAATGAGTCCGACCGACGCCGCTGAGCTGGGCGACCCGTCCGACCCCTTCCGGCCTCGCTATGCGGTCAATGTTCAATTGCTGGACGAGAACGGCAACGCCGCAGCCGGCACGCAGGAATATAACGCGGTACCGCTTCCTATTCCGATGGCTGGCAGTGAGGGCGGTATGTTCCAGTTCCCGCCAGAGGGAACGCTGGTCGAAATTGGTTTTGCTGATGGCCGACCAGATAAGCCGATGATCCGGCAAATACTGTCTGAGGGGCTATCACTGCCAGCAGTCAAGCCGGGCGAACAGTTGCAACAGCAGCGTGCCGGCGTCAGTCAGCGCGTGACGGTTGATGGAAGTTGGCAGCGTGATACCGACCAGGCGATAGAAGAAACCAGCAGCCGGCGCAGTGTGACCAGCGATGAGGAAAACCGCACCACGACGACTCGCACAACAACGGTAAAGGCCAACGACAGCACAACCGTGTTGGGGACTAAAACCCTGATGGCCGGCCAGGTGGTGCAACTTGCCGAGGGTGACTATTCGATAGGCACATCGGCAAACATGGTGACCAAAGTCGGCAAAGACAAAACTGACGATGTTGGCCAGAATCAAAATACCAAGGTTGGCCAGAATCTAACGACTGACGTTGCCGGAACGCTCACAGAGAAAATCGCCGGTATTCGCCGCAGTGTTGCCGCCGCTCAAGAACTTATCGCGCCATCAGTGCGCCTGGGTACCGATGAAATCAACGTACTAACGTTGCTCACCGATACGCTGGATGTGTTACAAACACTGGCACAACAGACCGCCAGCCACACTCACAGTAATACGGGTGGCCCACTGAACGCCGGCGATATGACCAGCACCGCCAGCACTGCCGCAGCGCTGGCAACCAAGTACGGCCCCTTTATTGCCTGACCGCCATCAAGCACAGACGGTATGCCTGTGCTTCAGTGACTTACTCCCGCCAAATCAGTAATACAATGACGTCATATCCCCGTAAAAATTACAGGAATATTGCCTATTGGCTACGCAGCAAGGCCGATGCATATCGCATATGACGCGCTGAAAGCCACACCACGGCACACATCCTTCAATGCACCTCACTATTCAGATTCAAACAAGATAATCGCGCCATGAGCCACCCATGAAACATACGAGGTAAATCCAGCCACGTAAAAGAAACGGGAGGTAAAACGCACACGCCCACCACGCCTGCACAAAATATTTGGCACACTTATTACAGTTTGGTAACTCTACAAACGCCCACGCCAGACCGCGCCAGTGCTAAAGATCTCGCTTGGATCTCAAACTGTAACGAGCGATATAGTTTTCAGTGAATTACAGTAATCAGAACGATCTCGATATGATCCATAAAAATTAAAATCATGATTTTAAAGGGAATTTATATTTTACGTCCGATCAAATGCAAAATAGAAAGTGTTCAGAAGAATAAATATAATTGTGCGTCAAGCCAGACGCCGCAAGGGATTGCGCAAAGTTGAGGGGAAATTTTGATACTGTAAAAACAGGTGAGAAACTCACTTTGATCTCGGACAAAAAACCAACAACAGTAGCCAGAACGGCTACTAGGTAAAATGCAAAACCCAAACTTTAACCGCATACCATCAGGCAAAACAAAGCCCCGCAAGCGGGGCTGATTTATCAGGCGTGGTCAATACGTGGCCACTAATGTTTATTTATATTTAATATTCAATAGGTTAATTAGATATCACTGACATCAACAGGTGTCACCTCATCTCCTACGTTAGCCAACACATCAGCAAATGGCAATTCAACTTGCGCTTCTGATGAAGAAATAATTTCTTCGGCAGGTAATGATATCCATTGCAACTGCCCACTGAGTTGCTCCGATACTTCTTGCGCCGATCGAGCCAGATAAGCGCCTTGCTGAATTAGCCAATGCACACCTTCACTGGTCGCACTTCCTAACGGGCCGGGTAGCGCAAAAACATCTCTGCCTTGTTCCATCGCATACCGGGCTGTAATCAGAGAACCACTTTTCAGCGTGGCTTCCACAACCAATACCGCTGTACTTAACCCACTGATAATACGGTTGCGTCTGGGAAAATGTGCGGCGATGGGTAATGCGGTTGTCAAAAACTCCGAAACCAAAGCCCCACCTTGGGATTCAATTTCGCAGGCTAAATGGCTGTGTTGGCGTGGGTAGATGTTCTCCAACCCACTGCCTAATACTGCGATAGTCTGGCCTTGGACAGTTAAGGCTGCCTGATGGCAAATTCCATCAATCCCCATCGCCAAGCCACTGGTAATAACCAGCCCCGCAAGCGCCAGCTCAGAGGCAAAATGTCTGGCCCATTGTTCACCATAATGGCTAAAATGGCGGCTCCCAACCATCGCAAGCTGTGGGCGGTAGAGAACATCCAGTTCGCCGGAAACAAAAAGGACCAATGGCGCGGCAGAGATGTGTGCCAAACGAGGTGGGTAGCCAGGCTCCCCATAACTGAGTAAGTGGTGTGAGGGATGAGTTAACCAGATTAATGCAGCCTCTATATAACGGGGGTCTACTTGTGTAAATTGCTGACATTGCAGCGTATTCAGGCCGTAAGCGAGTAATCGACCAGGATGGATATCGCCACTGGCAAGTAACCGTCTGGCCAACAAGCTGCTTTTCACTGCCCCAACACCCTTTACTTGGCTCATCCTGAGCCATAATTCCGCCGCTAACAT